ATTCTGTACTGTCCCATTTTTCTTCCATCCGTTAAGTTTATAAACCATATCCTTCGCTTCCTCCGGTGAATGACACTCCGCTATGGGAGTGCCTTCACATGTAGACTGTGTGTATTCATTTCGATACACGATCCAAAGAGGACCACGGCGTTCATACGTGTATTTAGGCCGTCTGGACCGCATCGCTTTCCTTTTTTGGTTCTACATAGAAAGATTCATCCTGCACCACCTCTACGCCGATGTTGGCAAACTGTTCTGCAACTTCCGGTACGTCACGGTCGGCAAGAAGCTTGTCTTTTGCCAGTTCCTCCGTGGTGCGGATATAATCAGGAAGAAACTCTTTGCAAAGGTTCGTAACGGCTGCCCAGGTGAAGCCTTTCCGGTTTTTCAGTTTCGGGTTACCTGTGCGGAATCCTATGATACCGTGTGCCGATTCCAGACTTTTCTTTTTGCTGAACAGCGTATCCTTGTTTTCGGTGGCGTAGGTCTGCATGACATCAAAGGTGCGGTCTTTCGTTTCATTCAGCTCGGCCAGCTGGTCGGCGTACTTCTCACGGATCTTCGTCATTTCCTGGTCCATCTTTGCGGTGAGTGACTGGGCTTTTGCGTCGGCCATTGCAAACTCGGCAAATGCCTGTTCGTACTGTTCGCGGCTTACTCCGCTGATTACTGTTTTCTTGGTTCTTTTTGCCATAATTAATTCAGTTTTAAATAGTGTTTAAAAATTCTCAATTGTCAATTCTCAATTGTCAATTAGTTCGTCCTCCATTGCTGCCATGTCGTATTCCATTTTCATGGCTTCGTCTGCCTGCTGTCCGCAGAAGTTTTCCAGTTCACGGAGTATCGTTACGCGGTCGCCGAAATCGTACTGCTGCATGCGGTTCATAATGTCATTCTGAATTTGTTCGATTGTATGTTCCATAGCTTAATCTTTTTTCTTGCTGTCTTTATAATCTTTCACTACCGGGCTTCCGAGCAACTCACGTCTGCTGTAGTACACATTATATCCTTTCTGATAGCGGGTAATGAGTCCTTTGTTTGCCCATTGCTTGATGGTGGTCTTTGCGCACCCAATCATTCGGCACGCATCGGCCTGACCTATGAGTTCATCGGGGGCTTCTGATATGTCTTTACGCGGTGCCGGAGCCACATCGCCCACTCTCAGTCCTAACCTGCGTTCCACTCTATCCAGGCGAAGAAGAAGCTTTTTGTACTCCGAAAGGCTCAGTGTAATTGTTTCCTCCTGCTCTTCCTCTTCTTCGGGTTCGTCTTCCAGATCCGGACAGATGGAACTGATACCAATCTTTCCGGCAAGGAACTGGGCTGCATCGCGTGCGGCATAGAAAAGAGTTTCGTTGCGTTCGTCTTCCGGAACGTCGCGCACATACCGATTGAATACCCATGATTCACTGCGTTTCGTTTCCAGCACTTCCAACTGTATTCGGCTCACATTATCGTTGCAAGCTTTCAAGTGCTCGATGGCACGGTTTATTTCTGATTGCTTTCTCATATTGAACTTTTAACTATTAACTTTTAATTATTCACTCTTTGCGTGCCATTGCCTCAAATTGTCTTTTTACGTCCTTCAGCTCTTCCAGTGACATTTCAGTAAGGTTCTTGCGGAACTTGCTGCGTGTACGGCAGAACTGGTTTATTTTTGCTTTATTCATTTCAAAGTCTGCTTCCGTGTCGTTCGTATAGTTCTTGTTAAGGCAGGATATACGGAACGACAGGGAAAATATCTGTTTCACCAGGGCACGTGCCTGTTTGCGTAATCTGTCGGCTTCTTCACGGTTGAATCGGGTGAGCAACAACCCTGCTTCTTCCTTCGTCAGTCCGGCTGTGCTGTCGGTGCGTCCAGAAGTAAACTGACTGATAAATCCGTGGCGGTCTTCATCGGAAAAACCCATCTTATGGAATTGGGCTTGCAGTGCCTTCACCTGCTGAGGTGTAATGGGTCGGTCTTTCATTGATAATCCTTGATTTTTCATTATTCATTCTTCATTAAAAGATTATTCTTCTCCGTGATACTGACGGGCTTTCTCCGGCACAATGTCGTAATATCCTACCGGACCGATAAAGCGTCCTTTTGAAAATGCCCTGAAGCCTTCCACGTATATTTTCAGCGAGGCATCGTACATCACTCCTTTGGCTGCGCGTCCGTTGGGTAACTGGCCTTCGGCATGGCTGATAAAGATGAGCAGCTTCCGTTTGTGCTGTTCCTTGAAGTCGATGTATTGGCGGTAATTCATTCGAGTGTACTGGAAAGAATCGATTACCACGATGTCGGGGCTTTTCTGTCTCCGGAGGCGGATGCTGAGTTCTTCCATATTCTCGTTGTCAATCAGCAGGAACTTCTTGTTTACGTCCATCATTCCTGTACGCCGGATGGCATCCTGCATGGTGCGGCAGGCACCTTCCTCCATACTGTCGTATGCCACACGGCCAAAACGACACAAATACTTGCAGAGCTGGAGGGCAAAACTGGTCTTTCCGCTTCCGGAGTTTCCCCAAATGATCCATACTCCGCGCCGTTCAGGAGTACCGAAAGCATCATACCAGGGACCTTTGAAATCCATCACATCAAACTTCATGGATAAAAGTTCACGAACCCCCTTCGCATTGCGGTCGAAAGTGAACTTCTTTTTCTGTGGGGGCGGTGTGCTATCCTCTTTATTCATTGCTTCCTCCTTTCCTCATGCGAGCTTCAATAATACGTTTCTGACGGTGTATGCATCGTTTCACGCGGCGAAGGTCGTTGTCGCTTCGCTTGGCATCCTTCAGCACTTCTTCTATATCGGCACGGTCGGTCAGGTTGTTGGCCTGACAGATGGCGTAGATGTCATTCTCTTTCGTGGGAGACACATCGAAGAAACGGCGTCCGATGCGGCTGTTTATTTCCTTGTAACCTTTCTTGTTGTAACGAAGTCCGGCATCCATTCTGCGCTTGATGTAGTCCGTGCTCAGGAACACGATACCTGCATGACCTTCCAGTCGGTTGTAGATGCTGATAAAGTAGTTGAACACGCTGTCGGTAAGCTTGTCGCCTTCATCGAACACCAGCAGCGGGTTTCCCAGGAAAGAAATCATGCTGATGGCGTTTTCCAGCATATCGCGGAGGTTGGTCGTGTCAGTAGGTGCGCCTACCTGCTTGGCTATCTCACGCACAAAGTCTGAGCGTCGCATATCTTCCGAACAGAGGATGTAGAACACGTTGCGGTGCGTCCGACGGTATTCGATGGCCGCTGTGGTCTTACCACATCCTGCATCACCCACAATCCATGTTACGTTCTTGTAAGCCTGTGCATCGCTCAGCGTAAAAGTGATTTCCTTGAAGGTCTTTCCTTCGTGAAGGTTCCATGAGTCGAAGGCAAAGCCTATCTGCGTGGCGATACGTACAAACATTTCGTCGCTGATCAGTTCATACTTTCCGTTGCATAGCTGGCTCACGGTGGCCGAGCTTACGCCCTGCAAGCTTTCTGCGGCACGGTTCAACGTAGGGTAATTTGAGCGGTAGGCAATCAGTGCGCTACGCACCTGTTCTTTCATTTCTGTTGTTAATCCTTTCATTGTTTTAATAGGTATTTAAGTATTGTTTAATCAAATCGTTAGAATTTTCCCAAGCTGTCAAGTTCATCGAACGTCAGGTTCGATACTTTCTTTGTCCAGTCTCCTGATGAGGCAAAGGTCAGCGGTTCATCTGCCAGTACAGGCTCTTCCGGAATATCCGTTTCGGGCATCGGTACCGGAGCTTCCAGTGTACCACGCTTCATTTCTTCTCGGTATCCGTCAAGCTGCTTTTCGCTCACAGCCACCGGGCGCGGCAAACGAAGCTTTGTGTATGCTTCGCCCATGGCTTCTTCCATAAACAGTTCCTCCTGGGCGATGTGCATGGCTGCACGTGTGCGGCGGTTGGCTTCCAGCTGCGCAAACAGATAAGCGTTTTCCTCGTCGGTTCGTTCCTGAGTGGCACGATGGATAGTGACTTTCGGTGTGGCTATTGCCGAATATTTGGCTCCGGTATCAGTAACCGCCCAGAGTTCGATGCGGGTCATGTCTTCCGGATCGTAGCGGTAGAGGAACTGACGGCCTACGTTCTGAAGGTGGAAGTTCATGTCTACCAGTCCGTCATCGCCATACACCATGTAGCTGTATTCCTGCTTGTTCATTCGGAAGATGAAACCTTCCTTGGTGTATTGCACCGGAGCCTGAGAGAACAGCATGAAGATTTCGTGTGCCTCATAGTCATCAAGCGGCTGTGCCTGCGGATTCTCTATCGCGGTGTACATTTCCCTGCGTGTCATGCCGGTGGGGCTGGTAGGATGCTGCATCGAGTTCCATTCTTCGCGGCAGTCGGCATATTGCTGTTTCAGCTCTTCCATCGTGGGAAGCTGGTCAATGTTCGCCATTACCAGGTCAATGTTCACACGGCTTGAAAGCTTCTTTGACGTAATGTTCTGACCGGTGAAGTTGTAAAGCTTGTGAAGTACCTGCTGCTGGAATCGTCCGAAAGCGGACTCTATGGATTTAGACTGGCCGTTATGCGGCATCGTGGTTTTGTGAAGATGGCAGAGTTTCTTGAAAAATCCCTGCGAAGCCAGCTTCTTGTGTCCTCCCTGGTTATCGGTCACTATCTCATAAGGCTTCACCTTCCATGTCTGCAGTGCCATCCGGTACGCCATGTACTGGTTGTAGAAGTTTTCGCCGTCACCGATAAAGTAGCCGAGGAACAGTTCCGTGCAGGCATCCATCACCTCGTACACATCGGTGGTTCGTGCCACCCATCGCTTCTGCCTGTCATCGTACGCACGGTAGTAAAGGTTTATCTTCGTACCGTCTGAATACCACAGCGAGTTAGGCATGGACGGCATTACCGTATCGAAGGTTGGCATATACTTGTTCTTGAATTCCCTCTCGCCGTGAACAGCAGAAAACCACCAAACCATTACCGCCGGATCGTTCAAGTAACTGTGCATCGTAGTAGGACTCTTGATAGTCTTTAGTCCGCGAAGCACCGCCTGACGGTTGTATTCATCGAAGAGCTGCATATCGGTGTAGACAGGGAACTTGCTTCGGCGAAGCTTCAGCAGAAGAGCACCTTCAGCCTTTCCGATTCGGCGTGCGGCACTGTTTCCCAGGTTACCGCTAACCAGCACCACGTATCCCTCACGCTTGTAAGCATTAAACTTCTCGCGCAGACGGGCCGGATTTTTCGGCAGTGTGTGGCCTGTAATTTCGCGGAGACGTTCACAGCAGATCTGAACGCTGCTCCATGTTTCCGCACGACGGGCAAAACCTCCTTTGGCGTGTTCCACACTGCGTGCCTTCTCCGTACGCACCATCTCGTTCATCACCTGGGCGTTCAGGATGTATTCCAGTTGTCTGGCAGGCTCGATACGCGGCTCAAATTCCTTGAAGAACCGTACCGCTTCGGCATCGAACCGAATCTGTGTGTTGATGTACTTTTCCTGCTCACGCTGTTTCATTTCCTCGTATGCATTCTTGAATGTGTCATCGTATGCTGCACGGAGCCGTTCCGGCATGGAGCGGTAGGCAATCAGGGCCTCGCGTCCGTTACCTCCCCTCTGGAGGAGGGTAAGCTTGCCTTCACGAATGTATTTCTTATAGGTGGGCTGGCTGATAAGTCCGCTCCCCACAAGCTCCGTAAAGCTGACGCATAATGTGTTTCCGTACATTTCCATGATTAATTCGTTAAGATTGTAGTCCGGCTCCGGGACTTGAACCCGGACGGCAGCCACCTTACTAAGTTCTGCAAGCCGTGTGTGTTTCATTCCTTTTTCTGTGCTCTCTTATCCTCTCTGTCCAAACGTATTGCTGCAGGTATAAGTGCCAGGCAAAGGGTAACGGTTATAATCAAGTTCATTGTTCCATCTGTCAGTCGGTTCAGTATGGCTGCTGCCAGTATCAGCAGCAGATAGCATGTAGTAGTATTGATTCGTTTCATGATTCTATGGTTTGGTTTTGAGCCATCCCTATTCTCTCGAACCGGGAATGGCAAGGATTCATCATTTATGCAGTTGGTTGATATTTTTCTCTTTTCTTAATTTCTTCGAACAGTTGCGCCTGCATCTTTATTAGCATACAAAACTCTTCGTCTTGAACAGCCTCGCGAAATCCTCTATCACCTTTCACTAAGTCTATCAGTTCGCATACATGTTCAAGCTGTGATTCGATGTTCTTAGAGGAGTACTTTGTAAGATTCATACAGATTTTTTTTAAAGGTTAATAACTTCCGCATACGGATTTTCCATTTCCTTCAGCTCATAGAGCTTTGCTCCATGATTCAAGGCATACGAACGAATAAGTCTTGCTGTAGGGCTATTGGTATCGTATGCCAAAGCCGAACGAACAGAACGGGTTGTTACTTTCAGTTTTGCGGCGATTTCTTCCTGAAGTTCACCGCTTGCTTTAATGAGTTTTCTTGTTTCTGCCATAATTCTATTGTTTTATAGTCTTTATTTTGTACCTTTAGGGCGTGTTCCTATTGGAATACTTTGCAAAAGTAGACAATATTTTGACCAAAACAAATTAAATAGCCAAAATTATGACTTCAAAAGACAGAATTTTGATTTTTATAAAAGAAATAGGGATAAAACAAACTGATTTCTTCACTCTTATAGGAGTCTCTGCGTCAAACTTTAAAGGAGACGCAAAGAAAAGTGAACTTGGCTCTGATAAAATAGTCAAAATATTGACCCAATATCCCAATTTATCACCAGATTGGCTTCTTCTCGGAGAAGGAAACATGCTCCGCTCAGAGGACAAAAAAGAAGACGAACTTCCATCCGTGAACCAAATCTACGAAGGAGCCCCCTACTTTAATGTAGATTTTATAGGTGGTTTTGATGTGATTGTGAATGATCAGACACGAAATCCTGATTTCTATATCAATTATCCTCCCTACAATCAGGAAGGAGTAGTATGGTGCAACCTTACCGGACACTCAATGGAGCCGGAGATAAGCAATGGTGACATTATCGCCTTACGCGAAGTAACGACACCTATCCAATATCTTCCTGCAGGAGAAATATACGGTATTGTCACAGAGGAATATCGTACTGTGAAAAGAGTCAGGTTAAGCCAAAAAGAAGGTTATGTACGGCTTATTCCTTCTAATAAAAGCGAGGAGTTTTGTGAACAGGAAATCCCCATCAGCATGATTCTAAAAGTATATGCTGTTCTGGGAAGTATCAGGAAGTTCTTTTAAACTAAAAGGTCATAGTATATGCCGATTCCCTTGTTGATTTTTCTTATATTTTTGGTTTTAGTTATATTGCGATATATATTCTGGCCAAATTTAAATGACACTTCTAAAGCGACTATAGAATCGAATAAATTCGTTATGGATACTGATGGAACTCGAGTCTTAGTTAATTCTGGTACCATTTATCAATTTATGGAAAGTCTCCAATTAATTGAAAACACATCAAATATTGATACACTTAAAAGCAGAATTGATTTTACAAAAAAACTTTTTAAGCGTATAAAGATTGCATACATGAATGATCAGAGAGGCTACACGGCGGCTTCTTCTAAAGCAAAATCAATGATTAAAAGAGCATACCCTAAATACTATTCTTCGTATGATATGAACTCATTAATGAATCAGGACGAAACTTATTTGAGCAATTTTTATAGTGAGAATGTTGTACGATGTTTTGAGGAATATAAAGAAAAAATGATTTTAGAAATATCTAAATTAAAGACAACTCCTGCAAAACAGAAAAGAATTGAGAATGTAAAGTCATGCTATAAAACATGCTGTGAAACTCTTTCATTTGATGAATGTAATATACATATGGAAAACTTAAAAGAACTGTATGAGATATTCCTACTTATCTATGAAGAATCTAATTGAAAACTAATAATCTATTTGTTATTATGAGACTGGTAAATATTACCATGACTGAAGAGCTGGCTCAAAAGATAGATAACCTTTTGAAAATGGCAACCACATCCAATAATCAGGTATGTGCGCCTGTAACAAATGACGATGAGTTGAATGAATATATCGCAATAGGTGAAATTCTTGAACCGATGGGCTATGCCAAAAGACTGACAGGAAACCTTTTTCACATAACTCCTGCAGGAATGTATTTCGTTAAGACCGGAGGTTTTACGTCCATGTATTGGGAAAAAAGAAATGAAGAGGAAAAGAAAAAGAAGGAAGAAGCTAATAAGAAAAAAGATGAGAAAATAAAGCTATGGCTATCCATTTGGGCTGGTGTGGCTACTCTGGTCAGTCTGCTCCTCGCTTTTTTGAAGTGA